CGAAATGTAACTGTCACTACGGCAGGGACTGGAGATAACGCAAAAACAAATACTATTGTAGGAACGGATGTTTTTGGGAATGCAATTACAGAAGTCATTACTTCAACAGGCTCTGCCGAAGCTGTGGCAGGAGCAAAGTTGTTTTTAACAGTTACCTCTGTAACAAGTTCAGCACAGTTTGCAGCTAACATCACAGTTGGTTCTGGTAGCTTATGTGCCAAGGCTGTTGGTGGCGGTAATCGTGTTCGTCTTGTAGGTACTTCAATCGTATCAGCAGGAACAGCTGGATTGGTTGATTTTTACAATGGAACACCTGAAGATGGAACTATTGTGTTTAAATCTCAGACTATTGGTACAGACCACGCAACAGTGGACAACACGATTCCTGATGAGGGGTTATTATTTAGTAGTGGTTTAACAGTTGGATATACCGTTGCTACTGTTTCATTGATGAATGTCTTTCACTCGTAAGGGTATATAATGGCTTCTAAAAAAGGGGAAATGCCAAAGCGTAACAAAAAGAACTTTCGTCCCACAGAAAAAGGGGCTGGAATGACTAAGGCTGGCGTTAAGGCTTACAGAAAGAAAAACCCTGGATCAAAGTTGAAAACAGCTGTTACTGGTAAAGTTAAGCCTGGCAGTAAGGATGCGAAGAGAAGAAAGTCTTTCTGCGCTCGTTCTGCTGGTCAGATGAAAAAGTTCCCAAAGGCAGCTAAAGATCCAAACAGTCGTTTACGTCAAGCTCGAAAAAGATGGAAATGTTAAATGGCTATATCCAGAGGTCAGATGTCAAAACAAATATCTAAAGGAGGATCTAAAGTGCCTAAAGACGCTTGTTATAAAAAAGTAAAAGCTAGATACAAAGTTTTTCCTTCTGCTTACGCTTCTGGAGCCATTGCAAAATGTCGAAAGGTTGGAGCAAAGAACTGGGGTAATTCATCTAAGAAGAGAAAAAGGTCTGTCACTAAAAAATTAGTCAATGGTGGTTTTATTGCTATGGGCTGCGGTGATGTTCAAGAAAACAGACGAAAAGAAACTAGAATATTCTAATGGCTGTTAGAAAAACAAAAAAAGGATTAGCATTAAAACGTTGGTTTAAGGAGGATTGGAAAGATGTTAAAACTGGTAAACCGTGTGGTCGTAAAAAGGGTGAAAAGCGTGGTGTCCCGTATTGCAGACCTACTAAAAGGGTTAGTAGTAAAACTCCTAAAACTTCTAAAGAAATGTCTTCCTCGGAAAAAAGTAGCAGAATCGCCCAAAAGAAAAGCCTCGGTCAGCCAAAAGGCAAGCCAAGAAGGGTCCAAGCGACGAGTCGTAAAACAAAGAAAGCCTAGATCAGACAAGGGAAAGGCCAGAAAAAAATAATGTCATATTTGCAAAGTAACATACCTTACTTTAAATGCTGGGTTCGTCGTGAATATACTCACAACCATGAGAAATATCATGGAGAATTTTTACATGCTATGGTTATTGCTGTTACAACGATGCCAAATAGATGTCTTAGTTTTCAAGTTATATTTACCGGCAATGAGGCTGACGAGCAGGAAGAAGATACAGTTCACGGTGGTGCTATGTGGGCAAGAATGCCTATTACAGCATTAGTTGGAGACATGAGGCTCGAAGAATGGCCTGAACCAATGGAAACCTATGACGCTCAACCTTGGGATTGTTCGTCCTATAATCATGCTGTTTATGTTTTAGACAGAGCAACTCCTTGCCCGTGGTTTGCAAAAATAAATGGAGAAATGTTCCCAGCTAAATATTTGTTTACTGTAGATTATTCAGAGAGCGAAATAGCAGAAGATCCTGCACAACACAAACAATCGCATGTTTTACAGCTTCTAGATGCAGGAGAGTGGACTGGAAACATCGTTGCACTGCCGAATAACAGGATTCGTGTCACGCATCCTGCATGGTTTCAAACAGGAGAAGGAGCACCCGATTTTAGGCCTTCTCAACATATACACTATTCAAAGTCCGATTTAGACTATACACTAGATGTAAATAGGATATTCGACAATTTATATAATGAAGGAGAAGAAGATGATGAAAAAAGCTAGAGGAATGAAGCCAAAAGGTATGCGAAATGGTGGAAAAGTTATGAAGCCAAAAGGTATGCGGAATGGCGGTAAGGTTAAGGCCAAGGGTATGAAAAATGGTGGCAAGGTCATGAAGCCAAAAGGTATGCGAAATGGTGGCAAGGTTAAAGCCAAGGGCATGCGAAATGGCGGTAAGGTTATGAAATCCAAGGGTTATTCAATGGGTGGCAAGGTTAGTCCTCGTAAAGCAATGGCAATGGGTTTTGAAAATGGCGGCGAAGTAATAGATCCAATGAACATAAAGAGAGCCGTTGACTTTACTCGTTCCGTTATGGCTGACCCAACAGCAATGGCAAAACCTCGAATGAATGTTACTGGAATGAATGAAAGAGCTATGGATGATGCTATGCGAATGAAAAGAGCGCAAATGTCTAGTGGTGGTATGCGTCCTCGACCGTTAGCGGTAAAAAAAGGTAGCATGACCTAATGGCAACTTCTGGATCCACAGATTTTGAGCTAGATGTCGCTGACATCATAGAGGAAGCGTATGAACGGTGCGGATTAGATGTTCGCACTGGATACGATGCTCGTACTGCCCGTCGATCATTAAACATAATGTTTGCTGATTGGGCGAATCGTGGTCTTAATCTTTGGACGGTAGAATTTGCTACACAGACTGTTGCAACTGGAGTTGTTCAATATCCTCTTGCGCCAATTACTATGACGGTTTCTAGCTCTTCAAGTTTTTCTGTTGGAGAAACTATAACAGGTGGAACAAGTAGTGCTACGGCCTCTGTTCTAACGTTGCCCACAAGTACAACAATGACGTTAAACGTTCCTTCCGGCACATTCGCCGCGTCAGAAACCATTACCGGAGGTACGAGCAGTGCTTCAACCACGGTGTCGGCTGCACTTTCGTTTGAAGATGCAAGAGCCGTTGGAGACTTATTAGACATTGTTATTCGAAGGGACAACACAGATTTGTCTATTACAACGCTAGCTAGAGGCGATTACTTGGCTATACCAAACAAGGCAACCACGGGAAGACCAACTCAATATTACTTTGACAGGCAGATAGAGCCTGTTATTAATGTGTGGCCCACACCAGAGAACAGCACGGATGAATTTAGATATTACTATGTAAAGCGTATTCAAGATGCAGATGCTCTTGTGAACACCGCTGATGTTCCGTTTAGATTTTTCCCTTGTATGATAGCTGGACTTGCGTATTACATTGCATTGAAGAAAGCTCCTCAAAGAGTTCAGATGTTAAAAGTTGTTTACGAAGAGGAGTTTCAAAGAGCCGCTGACGAGGATGAAGATAGAGTTTCTCTTAAATTACAACCTGATATTCAATACTTGAGGGTCTAATGGCTAGGTATGCTTCAGATGCTAATGCGTATGGAATTTCAGATAGATCTGGATTTCGATACAGGTTAGGAGAAATGAAAAAGGAATGGAATGGGTTGCTTGTTGGCCCAGATGAATATGATCCTAAACATCCTCAATTAACACCAGCAAAAGCTCCTATGGACCCTCAAGCATTAAGAGATGCAAGACCAGGAAGAACAGAACCCACTGTTTTAATTTTATTGTCTCCAAATCCTTTTTTTAATGCGGCTGTAAACTCCAACGTTTTGACCGTTCGTGAACTTACACACGAACGCAGCACAGGAGACGTTGTTCGATTTAGAAATGCTCAAGGGTTTCAAGGATTTACTTCTGCCGCCCTGAATCTTTCAACAGGATATACCATCACTGTTACAAATGTTAATGAGTATACTATTACGGTTACTACGCCTTCTCCTTATTTTGCAGTAAATCCTTATGATTCTGTGGATACAACGGGAAATGTTAGTACGGCCATCTCTACGGGAGCAACTGGACAGGACCCTCAACTCACGCAATTTGGAATAGTAGTAAATGGTAGGGTATTAGCCGAGATTAATAACGATGGATCAGGTTCGAGAGGTTTTACTGTAAGGGATGCGCTTTCTTACCTTAAATGGAATATAAATACAAATGAAGATGCGGATGAAGTTTCTTATATAGAGACTATTATGAATCCCTATATGTTTGCTAACTTTGCTACTTACACACAATATATAAGAACGTCTAATATAGAAAATTCAAGAGGTGGGGGGACCAGTTGTTCTGCCGGCCCTGTAACTTTGGAGTCTTAAATGAGTTATACCTTTACTACATTAAGAAACGCAGTTGAAGAATACACTCAAAACGATGAGACAACATTTGTTTCAAACGTGGCTCTGTTTGTTCGCATGGCAGAAGAAAGAGTTTTAAAGTCTGTTCAGTTAACCGTGTTTCAGAAAAACGCTTCTGGATCCATGACTTCAGACAACCAATTCTTAGCTGTTCCATCTGATTTTATTTCACCATTATCTCTGAGTATTACAAACAGTAGCAATTTTGATTTTCTATTGTTTAAAGATACTGAATTTGTTCAGACGTATAACCCAAACCCTGCCACAACAGGTGTTCCAAAGTATTATGCTCAATTCGATATAAATAATTTCGTTCTTGCCCCTACTCCAAACACTGGGTTTACAACTACGCTAAGTTATTTTTATCGACCTACGAGTATTACACAAGAACTTTTAATTCTAACCGTTGGAGCTAGTGGCAGTTTTAGCACGACCGAAACCATTACAGGTGGAACAAGCGGTGTCGTCACTACAATCAGTGCTCTTCCGTCTTCTACTACAATGACCGTCGTAGTTCCGTCAGGAACATTTACAAATGGGGAAACCATTACAGGTGGAACGAGCGGAGCGACAACCACAGTTACATCTACGGGAGCAGACACAGGAGTAACCTGGTTGAGCGAAAATGCAGAGTTAACGTTGTTATATGGAACATTAGTTGAGGCGTACACCTTTATGAAAGGAGAAGCCGATATGTTGTCTCTTTACAATAACCGTTTTATGGAGTCGTTATCCAGGTTAAAGAACGTTGGTGAAGCGAAAGAAATCTCTGATGAGTATAGAACGGGACAAATTATGAGGCAGAAAACATAATGTTAACAGAGTCAATAGGAATTACAGTTGGGTCCGTAGGGGTTCAGACAACGGATAACAGAGGGTTTACTCCAGAAGAAACAGCGATACGATGCGTTGATAAGATTATAGGCATATCTGACAATGCACATCCTGCAATACGAGATCAGGCTTATGCCTATCGAAAAGAAATGGAAAAAATAATTGCAATTTATATGGTTCAGGCTATTAAAAGTGATAGAACTACGGTATACAATGCAATTAAAGATTCTGGAAACCTTAAACTTGCCGAATATATAAGGAGAATGTAATGGCTTTTAATGGCAATTTTTTATGCACCTCGTTCAAAGTAGAACTAATGAAGGGGGTACACAATTTTACAGCAGCAAGTGACCAGTTTAAAGTAGCTCTGTACGACAACAGTGCTACCTTTACCGCTGCGACTACTGCGTACACCTCAACCAACGAAATCAGCGGTACAAACTATACTGCTAAAGGAAACTTTTTAACAAGTGTGACACCTGTGGCTAGTAGCACAACAGCTTTAACTGATTTTGCAGATGAAGTGTTTAGCACCGTAACAATATCAGCAGTACGAGGAGCTTTGATATTTAATGAAGCAGCTACTAGTGACCCAACAGTTTGTGTATTAGATTTTGGTGCAGATAAAGCAGCAAGTTCTGGTGATTTTACGATTGTGTTTCCAACTGCCGATGCGAGTAATGCGATTATCAGGATAGCCTAATGTCTATCAACAACGTAGCTGCATTTCAAGGTTGGAATAGTTCCGTACAAGGTTGGAACACGGGAACTTGGAATACGAACGTAGCTTATTCGGTTACTGCTACAGGTAGTGTTGGTGCTGTAACAGGTATTACATCTATAAGTGTTTCTGTTACAGGGGTGCAGGAACATCTGCGTTAGGTAATATATTTTCTACAAATGTAGGAGTGAGTGCAACAGGAGGTGTTGGTTCTACAACCGTTGTTGGTCTTGCTAATGTTTCTGTTACAGGAGTTGCAGGGACCTCTGCGGTTGGTTCTACAACCGTTGTTGGTCTTGCTAATGTTTCTGTTACAGGGGTTGCAGGAACATCTGCATTAGGTAGTTTCTTTACCACAAATACAATGGTAACGATGACCGCTTCTGTAAACAGTGCGACGGCAGAGAC